GCCACGTACTGGTGCAACATGTTCGTCTCCCTTCTGTCAATTAGTGTTTTGCTAGCTTTCCTTATCGGCTACTGTTCACGTATGCTTTTCGAGAGCCTTCGGCAAAAGCCACACAATCCCACAATATGGGAGGCTTTTCCGTATAGCTTCAAAATGCGCGCGAACGGTATCACCAATCCGGAAACTGGCTGTCACTATTGCAGTCGGGGATGTTCCTGTTGTACCTAGTGGCGGACGGACGGAGTTGTTTAAGAAAGGGGTTTGGTAACCTCTTTCTCGCTGCAGTCAGTAAAATGTATTCTTACTGGCTGTTACTTAGCCCTTTGATGGGCGTAAGCCTATTGGAGGTGCAGAGTGGAGAGAACTCGATCTACTGAGTCAGGTGGTTTTACAACTGCCAACAATCGGTTGTACCAGACTAGGAGCTCGTGTGTAGCTGCGTGGTCTACGCAGTCAACAGACACTACCTATTCCGGCGTCAAGACCGTGAAAACGATCACCGACGTCGTCACACCTGGATTCCATACACTCCGCGAGTGCGGTATGTTCTTGCCGCTTAACCCTGTGACGATAGAAACGATCACTGAAACCCGCACTGCTGGTAACGGAACAGAATCCTGGAATCTTTCAGGAGGATGTTACCGTGCCCAGCAGATAGGGCCTAAGTGGTCACTGTCGTCATGGCTAGTTACCTTACCTCCGTATGATGAAGCAATTCTTGATACGGTTGTCACTGGTGCAATCGCAGATTCCCGTGCGGCAACTTGGGATGTCATGACTGACATGGCCGAGTTTAACCAAACGGTGCGATTGATCCACAATAGCTGGATCGATATACATAACTATGCGCGTCTTGCTGCATGGCATGTAAATCGATACATAAGGAACTTACGCAAACGCCGTGGGGGTTTTAAACCCAAGGAAGGTTGGAGCGTTTACACGCTCAAGCTCTTTTCAGCTAAGTGGCTTGAATACCGGTATGGATGGATGCCTCTCCTTTACTCGATCGAGGATGCTATTAAAAGCCTCGAAAAGGGTTGGAGGAAGAAAGGTGACATCATTGCTGGTCACAGTAAGGTAGTTACAGACCTATCTGCGTCAGTGTCGGACTCACAAGTCTTCCCTGGCGTTGGTACAATCTATCGGACTCATACCCTTTCAGGTACGAGGACTTATCGCGGATGTGCCTATTCGACAGTGGTTGCCCCCGAGTTTATGAGATTTGGATCTGATCCACTCGTAACCGGTTGGGAACTCATTCCGTATAGTTTCGTCATCGATTGGTTTATCGATATAGGTTCTTGGATTCGAGCCGTTACACCTTTTAGTGGTGCGCGGGAACTCGGTTCCATGGCGTCTGTAAAGGACACATACATACTTGAGCAACAGGACCATTGGACCTATAGCTCAGGGCATGTGGGGTCTTTCACCGGCCGTTCGACCAAACTAGAGGTTGAGCGCTATCAACGGTTCGCCCATTCGGGTGGACTCCTGCCGAGTTGGAATCCTCGGCTAAACTCGGTGCGCGTAGTCGACCTTCTGGCCCTAGTAATGCAGGGTCATAAGGAGATTATGCGTATCCTTTACTAAGGAAGTAACCATGGATCTCCTCAATAAGGGAGGTACTATGACTGGCGGTGCGACTGTTGTGCTCACCCCCGCTGGCTTGTATGCCGGTGGTAAGGCGAGTTACACCACTCCTGATCACACGCGGCTTGAGCCGCAGGTCATCGACTTCCTGGTCACGCAAGCAGTGGCGAAAGGGACCGACCCGGGCGTAGCCCGGAGCGGTCTCAAAATCGCCTTTGCGAACCGTGAACAGGCAGAGGGGTGCTGCACTGTGCAGCCGGGCACTGTTATCATCGATGTTGGTCTCCGCTGGCCGCTTGCGCAGCCGGAAGCCGTTGTCGATGGTGCCATTGCCTATCTGCAGGCTCTCGTCTTCAGTACTGCGTTTGTTGACGCGCTGAAGAAGGGTGTCCTGCCGACGGCCTGACTTTGTAGTCAGTTCGTTGTAAACCATAGCCGAAGCACATAAACGAGGTTGTTATGCGCAATACGAAACGTTGTAATTCTCGGCTAGATGTGTCACCTATTGAGGTGGCACGGCTGTACGCTGCAGCAAATCTGCACGGCGACGAGCTCAAAGAGGCCCACGTCATTCTTCAAGCAATAATTGCTTGTGACTATGGGCGAGCGAAATCGCTTAGTGACAGATTTGCCCGACCTGAGTTCGGGTCGGCCCTTGACTATTATCGCCGGAAGCAGTTCACCGCCCTGGTGACGAAGGTCCCCTTTACGGGGGATTCTTCTAGTCGAAAACGGAAAGCTCTGCAGGATTTTCGTTCTGCTGAGAAGAAGTGTCGACGTACTAATAGTCGTCTTGCTCACTATCAAAAGCATCCTAATCGGATGCCAGAGATGGTTCGTGTTGTTATGACACGGGCAAGAGAATGGGTACGAAGGGTTCTTGGTCGTCTTGACGAGAAGAGACTTGCACAGATTATCAGTGCTAGTCGCCCTGGGAGCGGTGTAAGCATCGGAACTAGAAATCGATTCAGAGTGTCTCTCCCTTTCAAACTGGGAGATACTGATCTTTGCACGACGCCTAGGGCATATCCATATGCTCGAATGCTAGTGGAAGGGTCTCCCTCCTGGTCTCTGCTTCACGCAGAGATCGATTGGGCTTTGCGTACGATTAAGTTACCGTATGCCATAGCAACAAGTAACAAAATTACGTTCGTCCCTAAGGACGCACGTACTCTTCGCACAATTGCCATCGAGCCAAGTCTTAACGTCTGCCTGCAGTTAGGTGTTCATACCTACATCGCAGAAAGACTCAAGGACTTTGGTAACGGTATAGACGATCAATCCCGTAACCAGAATCTGGCCAAGGAAGCTTCGTTGAAAACGTTAGGGAGCAGTTATGCTACCCTCGATCTGTCGCAAGCGTCCGACTCTGTTTCAATAGAGTTGGTGCGCTGGCTTTTGCCTAGCGACTGGTTCTCCTTTCTTGACGATCTCCGCTGTCATAGCGGAATTGTTGAGGGGGAAACCATGCTGTTTGAGAAATTCAGCAGCATGGGGAACGGCTTTACTTTCGCACTCGAGACCCTGATCTTCTGGGCTCTCGGTCAGGCGGTAGACTCTCTCACGGGTGCTACATTCACCAGTTGTTATGGTGATGATATCATTTGTGAGGACCAGTCTGCCCTTTTACTGGTAGAAGTTCTACAGTTCTGTGGCTTTTCGATTAACCCCGAGAAGTCATTTATTGTAGGCTCCTTTCGCGAAAGTTGCGGTGCCGATTGGCACAGCGGTATTCGTGTAACACCTCACTATGTACGAAAGGCATCGTTTAGATGTACCGACGTATATAGTCTCCTTAATCGCTTTGACCCTGTGTTTAATATACACAGTGTTCGCGATTATCTACTTTCTGAGCATCGAAAGTATGAGCCCGTTTTATTTGGACTGGAGAATGAGGACACCTCCTCTTGTCTGTTTACCTCCTTTGACTATGTCAAGGGTTGTGGACTGATGAAGTGGAGGTCGGATTGGCAAAACTGGACTTATCAGGCCTGGGGTTTTACACCTGAGCTCGAGAAAGTTCCGGTTCTGTCTGCCTACGCTGCCTCCCTTAAGGGGGCACGTGGTTCCGATGCACGTTATCAGCTGAGAGGCCGGGGTAAATTCCGGTTGCGTTACTTGACACCAGGGGTTACCCTGGGGTTGGCCAGGTTCGATACCTGATCCAACTGGGCTTGCCCAAGAGGGG